AATATTATTTCGGATGGCCTATTTTGCCCCTAGTGTCCCCCAGAGGGTTTTAGTATAAATGGGACACCAAGACACCACGAATATAGACTTTTAGACGAGAGCTCCCGTGGTGTCTTCACTGTTATTTACAGAAAATGCCACGGAACACCAGTTCATTTCGTTTAGTAGCCAAAAACATTTTCTTAACATATCCCCAGTGCGACATATCGAAAGATGAAGCTCTTCAAATGCTTCAACATCTGTCCTGGTCGATCGTCAAACCCACGTACATCAGAGTCGCCAGAGAGGAACATTCCGACGGGTTCCCGCACTTACACTGCCTTGTACAACTATCCGGTAAGCCCAACATCAAGGATGTTAGATTTTTCGACCTTACTCACCCCAGACGGTCTGCCCGTTTTCACCCAAACATTCAGGCAGCCAAAGACACCAATGCCGTCAAGAATTACATCACCAAAGAGGGTGATTATTGTGAATCCGGGCAATATAAAGTGTCTGGGGGTTCCAAATCAAATAAAGAAGTCGTCTATTATAACGCCATCAATGCAGGAAGTGCGGGAGAGGCTCTCGACATTATCAAGGTCGGAGATCCAAAGACGTTCGTAGTCAGTTATCATCATGTCAAGGCTAACATCGAGAGCCTATTTCAAAAAGCTCCGGAACCATGGGCTCCTCCGTTTCAACTCTCGTCCTTTACTAACGTTCCGTCTGAGATGCAAGCCTGGGCTGATGATTATTTCGGGAGGGGGGCCGCTGCGCGGACAGATAGACCTATTAGTATATTCATCGAAGGGGATAGTCGAACCGGCAAAACAATGTGGGCACGTGCTCTAGGCCCACATAATTACTTGAGCGGTCACTTGGATTTCAATTCTCGAGTGTATTCCAACGAGGCTGAGTATAACGTTATCGATGACGTTGCGCCCAACTACCTAAAGCTAAAGCACTGGAAAGAATTGATAGGGGCCCAAAAGGACTGGCAATCGAACTGTAAATATGGAAAGCCGGTTCAAATTAAAGGTGGAATCCCATCAATCGTGCTGTGCAATCCAGGCGAGGGGGCCAGTTATAAAGATTTTCTCGACAAAGAGGAAAATGCACCACTACAAAACTGGACTCTCAAAAATGCAAAATTCATCTTCCTCAACGCCCCCCTCTATCAAAGCACAGCACAGGATCGCTAAAAGAAGACCCATTCGTCGAAGAAGGATAGACTTGAACTGCGGCTGTTCCATATTCCTCCATATCAACTGTGCAGACAATGGATTCACGCACAGGGGAGAGCATCACTGCGCATCAAGCAGAGAATTCCGTTTTTATCTGGGAGGTTCCAAATCCCCTCTATTTCAAGATGAACCTCGTCGAGGATCCACTATACACAAGGACAAGGATATATCACATCCAAGTCCGATTCAACCACAACCTCAGGAAGGAGCTGGGTCTACACAAAGCATTCCTGAACTTCCAAGTTTGGACAACATTAGTTCGGGCTTCTGGGACGACATATTTAAATCGCTTTAGATATTTAGTCTTGTTGTATTTGGATAGGATTGGCGTTATCGGTATTAACAATGTAATAAGAGCTGTTCGTTTTGCAACAGACAAATCTTATGTAAATTATATACTCGAGAATCATGAAATAAAATTCAAGTTTTATTAATTGGTTATCGAATCGTAAAAATAGATCCGAATTTTCAATGTCGCATACACAGGATTAGAGGCATGAGTACATGCCATATACAATAACAAAGCGTTCTCCGTATGATTCTCGTATTTCCCTGCTTCCTGGTGGTTGTACACCACATGATTGTTTACTTTCCAAAACCGCTTGACCAGCGCCTGTTCATTGCTCGCATATTGTCCACCAGTCACCTTAGCATAGAACTTGTGCATAACCTGATAACGATCACGAAGATCGTTCTTAACAGTGGCTGTACTGGGCTCATTATCGAACATGTTGAACACCTGACCAAATTCCATAGGGGTGCCATACGGTCTACGATCTCTGACCAACCAAAACATGACACTGTTTGTGTGGTTCTTGAGCTTGATGTTCTCGTCCATCCATATCTTGCCTAGTATGTACACAGACTTAACACAAAAACGCTTACCAACGCGGTGAGTGATACCATTTCCACGTGTGACGTCGGAAATACACATCACCTTCCCAACATGAGATATATCATGCCGCTGCTCGTAAGACTGGACCTTGCAAGGGCCCTCACAGCCCTTGGGCACATCGGGGGTTCTGTACATTCGATATATCCGGGGCTTCCTGTACATGGGCCTGTTCACCCAAGCAGCGGCCTTGTTGGATTGAAAGCCCAATCCACTACGAGGTGAATAATTGACGTTGCGGCTAACCTTCGAGGTCCCCGCCATATTACGCCATGGGGCATCCCTCTTCACCATTTTGAATTAAAGGATAAAATGACAAGTATCTTTATTTATAGGCCCACAACTTAGGCGCTAAGTCTTAAATATGTTGGCTGTACAGACGCGTGCTGATTGTTCAGCTTTACTTGTCATTTTAGGTGCGAGGTGAGAATGCGGGGATTTGGACACGTGGGGGACACCAAAAATCGGCGGCCATCCGGT